AAATGTTGTTATTAAATTAGGAGATTTGAGAGAATTATATCCTGAATTTTTTACTAAAGCTAATGAAAGTGTAAATGAGTTTGATTATAGTAAGATGGCCAAAGTTGCTTTAGCTACTGCTTTTGCTGGTACTACTCCTTTATTAATGAATAAGTTAAAAGATAAAACTCCAGAACAAAAAGCACAGGTATTACAAACCGCAGTATATGATTATAAAAAACAATATAATCAAAACAGCAATGTAACTACTAAAGTTACTAATGTTGTTGGTAAAGATGACGAATCTAGTAAATCTATACATGATGATTTTAAGTCCAACGGTATTGATATGGATGTTATCTTTACCATTGAATCGTCTAATGATCCTAAAGCTGTAAATAAAACTACAAAGGCCAGAGGCTTGGGTCAGTTGATGAAGCCTACTTGGATAGAAGTTACAGCAAGACTTAATAAGAAATGGTCTTGGGATGATGCTTTTGATCCTGAAAAGAATCGTACAGTAGCTACGTATTATATGAATAAACGTATTCCGGCTATGTTAAAACATTATAATATACCCGATACTGTAGTGACTCGTTTAGCTGCTTATAATTGGGGTGTTGGTAATGTTAAGAAGGCTTATGATGCTGGTAATTATGAAAAGTGGATAGACAAAGCTCCTAAAGAAACTCAAGATTATATAAGGAAATATTATAAGTATAAATCAGCTAAGATAACAGAGTCTTTACATATATCATTGATTGCGGAAAAGTATAAATGTATCATAAGAGAATCTTTAATAGATTTTCCTAGAGTTGGTTTATGTTCTGATGTCTGGAAACGTTCAGGTAAATCTTATGTTTTGAATCAGTCTGTTAAGGATAAGATAACTTCTATTTTAAATGATTATGATACATCTCTTATTAAAGATATAAAAGAAATTCATGTTGCTGGTTCTATAGGTACTAATCAATATGATGAAGATACTGATATAGATGTGCATTTAATACTTAAAGAAGGTTCTTATTTTAATAATGAAGACCAACAAAAGTTATTATTCAAATGGGTTAAGAAGCAGAGGGATATTAAGAACTATTATATAAATGAACATCCTTTTGAAGTTTATATTCAAATGAATCCTAATCAAGAGTATCTATCCGATGCTTTGTACGATGTATTAAATGATAAGTGGTTAAAAGGACCAAAGCTAGAGTCATTGTATTTTGATCCATATATTGAATACTCTAGTATTATAGCAGATGTAAAGAATACGGCTAAGGATATAGATTTAGAGTTTGGGGAATTGCGCCGTGACGTAATTGATTATGAAACTATTAAGAGTGCTATAGCTAATCAGTCTTATGAGTTTAAGGTTAAATTACTAGATAAGCTTAAAATTAAATTAGCTGAAATAGAAAAAGATACTAGAGCATTATTAGCGTCTAAGAAAAAAATAACCGATGATAGAAAGTTAGCTTCTCAACCTACATCTATTGAACAAGCTTTATCTGATGTGGAATTGTCTCAAACGTGGAAAGATAAGAATGCTACGTTTAAGTTTATGGACCGGTATCGTTATTTACAAATGATAACAGATTTAGAGGACATTATGAAGGATAAGAAAGTATCTGATAAAGAAGTAGATACTATTAAGAAGATTGTGAAATAATATGTCTAAAATGATACCACGGGAAACGATTGATGTACTACGCCAATTCGGTGATGTTACTGTTAATTTATATGGTATTACTGCAACTATTTATGTTCCTACTAATTATACTACGGTAGAAAAGTATCAAGTATATGCTGAACCTACTGATTTTACTTATGATGTTTATACTGGTAATGTGTGGATTGAGTGGAGTCCTAATGCTAAACGTCTAAGGTCTTTAGGTATTTATACAGAAGATGAAGTGCCTATACTGTCAAGGTTTAGTAGATTTTATACTAATTCATTAGGTGCTAAGCAGGAAGTAAATATAGTTAGAAACACTTATATTGAAGTTCCTATTGAGTTTGTACCTGATAAATATTCACATACAGATAGGTTTGAAGTTGTAGATACTTTAATTGGTAAAGTACACGATGCTGTAACTAATAAGTTATTTCAATTAGCTCCAAAACGGACAAGGTAATATGAAGATTGAAAATGTTTCCAATGAGATTGTTGAAGTTAGATTATCTAATGGGTCTTGTATTAATTTACGTCCTACAGATAAATTTACTATATCAGATAATAATAAGCCGATGAATCTTGATGACATTAAAGAATCGGTCAGAGTGATTCATAATCTTAATGAAACTATATAGTATTTATCTATTTTGTAGCAGATATTGTATTTAATTTTATAGGTTTATATGCCTGAATCTACTAGTCTAAATAGTTTTTTAAGTTTGACCGACTTGGCTTTTAAGTCATTGTTATATAACAAGTTTGGTTCAATCTTAGGTTTGACTAATTCTGTTAATGAGGTTGTGCAATATCCTCCTGAAACAGCATTACGACATTTTTCCGAGTTAGAAGGTTATGACCATATAGAGTTTATTAGTTTTTGGCGTGATGATGCTATAGTTGATAGAAGTCGATGGAATAGTTCTGTAGCCATCGATGGTATTCCTGTTTCTTATACCGATTCTAATCAAACTACTATAACTCGTGTTAAGGCGGTTCCGGTTAAATTGTCGTATCGTGTGTATTGGTGGAGTGAATATAGAGATAGATTAAATGAAATAGCCGATTTGTTTATGTTCTGGCCATTTACTAATCCTAATTTATCTTTGTACTATAATGATTCTTTTCAATTAGAAATGGATTTATTAACCGGCGAAACACTTAGTGATGAATCTAGTTATACTAGTGAATTTAATAAAGGTAGATTGTTAGGTGTTTCTGGTACTGTAAATATAGATGGTTGGACCTTAATGAGTGATGGCGGTGATACTGGTATAATTGAAACTATATATCTAAAGATGTACGATAATCTTATAGGTAAGACTGTAACAGAAGTAAAAGCAGATTACGATAGTGATGGTAGCTATCAAGGCGATTTAACTCAAATAACAAATATTGTGATTTCTTAGGAGTTTAATATGAGTTTTGGAATTTCCCCCGGTGTATATATTAGAGAACGTGATATAAGCAATGTTGTTCCTAATGTATCTACATCCAGTGCTGCGATTGTAGGCTATGCCAAAAAGGGATCCACGGCTGTTAAATTAGTTACTACAGCACAGCAATTTTTAGCCGAATACGGATATCCCGATGAAGATAGTTATTCAGGTAGTAATGTTGCTAATGCTTTTCATTATTCTGCTTTGGCTTATTTAGAGCAAGGCAATGAATTGTATTGCCGTAGAGTTCCGGGCACTGGTTCTTTGTACGGTGGTATTCATGTTGGTAAAGCATTAGATGATTCAATTGCTTTTCCTGTAGGTCAAAGTTCAATTGGATTTTATTTGGAAAGTGGTTATGTATCTTATGAAGCTTTGACGTTGTTTGTTGTTATGGCTAAGGACCCCGGTGCTTGGTCAGATAATATTAAGATTAATATTCGTGATGTATATACCGATGATGCTCCTGATGAAACTGATGATTATACATTTTGGATAGATGTTTATTACAAGAATACTCGTGAAACCGGCGGGGATAATGCTTATGGTGATTCGTCTGGTTATAGTCTAGTTGAATCATGGAAAGTAAGTCGTAAGCAAAAGACGGATGGTTTTGGCAGGAGTTTATATTTAGAAACAGTTATTAATGGGTATTCTAATTATATTCTTGTTTATGATAATGACACCGAACCCGATACAGTAACCCCGGCCGAATTTAAAACGGCTGAATTTAAAACGCTAATTCAATTTGATGGTGGGGCGGATGGTAATAAGCCGTCGTCCGGTTTTGATACAGCTTGGGATGATTTTAGTAATAAAAATAATTATGATGTTCGTATTTTAATTGCGGCTGGTCTTTCCGATGATGCTGCTGTAAGTGCTAAGATGATTGCTATTGCCGAGGCTCGTAAAGATTGTATAGCTATTTTGGATGTATCGTCTAGTGAAACTACCGATACTTCTACTCTTACTACAGCTAGGGTTAGTGGTGCTTTGAGTAGTATTAATAGTAGCTACGGTTGTGTGTATGCTGGTTGGGTTAAGATAAATGATCCTTATAATGATAAGATTTTGAATTGTCCTAGCTCTGGTTATATGGCCGGTGTATTTGCTTATAATGATTATGTTGCTAATGTTTGGTCTGCTCCTATGGGTACTACCCGCGGTATGTTGCCAGTGTTAGGTGTAACTAATGTTTGGACTGAAGGTGAATGTGATGTACTTCAGAAAATGCAGATTAATCCGTTAGTAAAACAACAGGGTCGTGGTCATGTTGTTTGGGGTGATTATACTCTTAGTAAGAAAGCTTCTGCCTTACAGTTGGTTCATGTTAGACGTTCACTTATTGTTATTGAAAAGGCTATTGAAGAATATCTTCATGACTTTGTGGGTGAACCTAATAATGAAATTACTCGTTTGCGTATAACTGCTCAGCTTGAGGATTATTTAGATAATCTATCTGCTCGTGGTGCATTTCAAACTGAAGCGGGTGATAAAGGGTATATGGTATTATGTGATACTACTAATAATACCCCGGTAGTTATTGACCGTAATGAACTGCATGTTGATATATTTGTTAAGCCGGTTAGAGTGGCTTTGTTTATTCGGTTGCAGACGATAATTACTACTTCAGGAACGTCGTTTAATGAGTTGATTGCTAATGGAACTTTTATATAGTGTTTCTGTATAGAGATGTGTGTTGATACGTATAAAATTTTGGAGTTAATATAAAATGGATTTATCCGCTGATGCTTTGAAAAGTAATTTGTCTAATCCACAACGTAGATATCTGTGGGATATGATTTTCACTAATCCGATTGGTGGTGGTGATAGTAATATGCTTCAAGTACGTTGTAGGTCTTCTAGTATGTTGGGCCGTAGTTTTGGCCGAATAGAATTGCCGTATAAGGGTAGTGGTGGTATTGTATATCCGGGTAAGGTGGTTTATAGTCATTCA